AAAAGAAAACCAGAGCACGCCACATGCTTGAAGACATGAAGTGGCAACGCGAACTGGAAGATGATTTATTTTGGAACGGAGAATACCAAGATGAGCACACCTACTGATACCGTAGACCACCCCGAGCACTACCAAAGCCCTTTCAAAATTGAATGTATCGACGCAATCGCAGCGGCGACTCACGGGCTTGAAGGTCTAGAAGCGGTATGCGTTGGCAACTCTATTAAGTATCTGTGGCGGTGGAAGAAGAAAGGTGGCGTTAACGACCTGCGTAAGAGTCGTTGGTACCTCGACAAACTTATCACCAACATAGAAGCGGAGATTGCCAAAAATGTCGAATCTACTTGACAACATTCTGTACGTCCTATCGGCAGACGAAGTAAAGATTCTGTTGAACAGAATAGACACACATCCAGAACTGTTCTCCAAGCACAGAGATGGTATGTGGGACCGCAAGGAATCCGCTTGGTTAGGGCTGGCTTCTTTCGGTGCGTATACGTTTTGTGAACGCTGGGCTATCGGGCGTAAGTGCCGTAGGTTGGACCTCAGATACACTCGAGAACGAATCTTGAGTTTACTGCTGAGTGGGGATTACTAATGCAGTTCATAACCATAGACTTTGAAACGTATTACTCACGCGAGTTTTCGTTATCAAAAGTAACGACCGAAGAATACGTACGGTCAGACCAATTTGAAATAATCGGAGTAGGAGTTAAAGTAAATGATGAAGAAGCCGAGTGGTTCTCAGGTAACCTACAAGAAACAAAAAACTTTCTTGCTGCTTTTGATTGGGCTGAATCTATTGCTGTGGCCCATAATGCTCCTTTTGATGCTGCTATCCTCACTTGGCGGTTGGGCATTCGCCCTTACATGTGGGTTGATACTCTTGCTATTGCTAGAGCAGTGGATGGATTGGAACAGGGTAATAGTCTTAAGAAATTGGCTGAGCGACATGGACTTGGCATCAAAGGCACGGAAGTTCTGGATGCGCTCGGTAAGCACCGCAAAGACTTTCTGGTAGAAGACTTAAAGCAATACGGTGAGTATTGTAAGAATGATACCGAGCTGACATTTAAACTCCTTAACATCTATCTATCACAGGTCTCCGAACAAGAACTTCAAGTTATCAGTATCACGACCAAGATGTTCTCGGAGCCAGTGTTGGAATTGGATGTTGAACTGTTGGAGCAGCATCTTGAAGCGGTGCGGGATAGAAAGTCGAAACTGTTGGAGGCTGCAGAAGCAGACCGCGAAACGCTCATGTCAAATGATAAATTTGCGGAGTTATTGAAGTCCATTGGTGTAGACCCCCCTCGTAAAATTAGTAACACCACCGGCAAGGAAACGTGGGCATTTGCCAAGACCGACGAAGGCTTCAAGGCTTTGCTTGAGCACGAAGACGAAACTGTACAAACATTAGCGGCAGCTCGGTTAGGCACTAAATCCACACTTGAAGAGACCCGCACGCAGCGGTTCATCAGCATCGCCAAGCGCGGCAAACTTCCTGTCCCCCTGCGGTACTACGCAGCACACACAGGTCGGTGGGGTGGGGACGACAAACTCAACCTGCAGAATCTCCCCTCACGTGGGACGAACACCCTCAAGAACGCAATCATTGCGCCGGATGGGTACGTCATCATTGACTCGGACTCTTCTCAGATTGAAGCACGGATGCTGGCTTGGCTGGCGGGTCAGGTTGACTTAGTCGAAGCGTTTAAGAACGGCGAAGACGTGTACAAGATAATGGCGTCCGCCATATACAACAAACCAATAGAAGAAATTACCAAGCAGGAAAGATTTGTAGGCAAGACTACGATTCTTGGCGCTGGATACGGCATGGGTGCTGAAAAGTTTAAGATTCAACTGAAGAACTTTGGGGTAGACACCCCCCTCGAAGAGTGTCAGCGCATCATAACGGTGTATCGCCAAACATACCCAAAAATCCCAGAGTTATGGAGACAGGCGGGCCGTTGCCTTGATGCAATGATTCAAGGGGCTGTTGCCCCTGTCGGTGTTCAACCACAAGCACTGAGCATGGACGCACGCGGGTTTCGGTTGCCTAACGACTTTCACATCAAGTACTTCGACCTGCGCAGTGAGGTAGAGGGGTATACATACAAATCTCGCAATGGACGAACTAAGGTCTACGGTGGTAAGGTAGTAGAGAACCTATGCCAAGCACTAGCACGTTGTGTGATTGCCGAGCAGATGGTGAAAATAAACAAGAAGTACAAAGTCGTACTTACCGTTCATGACGCTGTGGCGTGTGTCGCTACAGAAGACGAAGCGGAAGAAGCAAAAAAGTACGTAGAGAAATGTATGCGGTGGACACCTGAGTGGGCGGAAGGACTACCCCTTAACTGTGAAGCCGGATACGCACATAGCTACGGAGAATGCTAAATGCCAGATTACACATGGTCGTATTCCGCTCTTTCTACCTTTCAGCAATGCCCGAGAAAGTATTTTCGGCTGAAGATTACCAAGGACATCAAAGAACCGATGTCCGAAATAATGATGTATGGACAGGAGTTACACAAAGCAGCCGAGTTGTATGTAAGGGACGGCAAGGACATCCCTGAGAAGTTCTCCTTCATCAAGCCCTACTTAGATGTGTTCATGACCATTGATGGTGAACGGCTTTGCGAATACCGTATGGGGCTGACTAAGGAACTTGCACCGTGCGAGTTCTTCGCAAAAGATGTATGGCTGCGTAGCGTGGCTGACTTGCTAATTATCAGCGGGGACACTGCCTTCTTGGTTGATTATAAGACTGGCAAATCGCAATACGCCGACACCAAACAATTGGAACTAATGTCGCTCTGCGTGTTCAAGCACTTCCCTGAAATTAAATTAGTGAAGGCAGGGTTGTTGTTTGTAGTAACCCAAGAGTTTATCCAGACCGAATACACCCCCGAAGGTCAGAAAGAAGCATGGATGAATTGGTTCGATGAGTTGATTCGCCTTGAAGGCTGCTATGAGTCAGAGACTTGGAATCCTAGTCCTAACTTCACGTGCAAGAAGTTTTGCCCTGTGACAGATTGCGAGTATCATGGCAATAATGGACGTTAGGAGGACACCATGCCGTACGTAAACAAACCCAGACCTTATAAGAAAGAATGGCAGCAACAAAAGGCACGAGACGAAAAGGCTCCGCGTGCTGCTCGGCAACGAGCAAGATACGCGATGGACAAAAAAGGCGTAGACCGAACTGGAAAGGATATTGACCATGCCATTCCGCTATCCAAAGGGGGCACCAACTCGCCCAGCAATCTTCGGCTTAAATCCCCCACAAAGAATCGTTCGTTCTCACGTAACTCAGACCACACTGTCAAAAGAAACAAACCCAAAAAATAATGGAAATTCTAAAAGACAAAGTGTTATTGGTGCGAACCAAGACACCAGAGAGAATCACAGAGACGATAGATGGTAGTAGGGCACTTTCAGAAAACGAGGGCATCCACATGGTTGCCGTCAATTGGAATTTAAAAGAAGCCCAACTATTAGCTCGACTTAAGTTTAAGAAAGTACCTTCCCCTATCGAGCGGGATTATAAGTGGCCCGGCGTGTATCCGCCTATGCAGCATCAGAAAGATACAGCATCGTTTCTTACATTGAACCCCCGTGCGTTTTGCTTTAACGAGCAAGGTACGGGCAAGACCGCCGCCGCTATCTGGGCTTCGGACTACTTACTGACACAAGGTGCCATCGGGCGTGTTCTGATTGTATGCCCCTTGTCCATCATGCAGTCGGCGTGGCAAGCAGACCTGTTTAAGTTTGCAACCCACCGCAAGGTAGGTGTAGCGCATGGGTCAAGGGAAAAAAGGAAGGAGATTATTTCCGCTCCTTACGACTACATCATTATCAACTATGACGGAGTCGAGACGGTTTCCAAAGAGATAGCCGCAGGTGGGTTCGACCTTATCATTATTGATGAAGCCAACGCCTACAAGAACCCGCAGACCAAACGCTGGAAGGTAATGCGCGGCTTGCTAACACCGCAGACATATCTGTGGATGATGACAGGCACCCCTGCAGCACAGTCTCCGACTGACGCTTACGGACTTGGCAAACTCTGCGTACCGGACAACGTGCCTAAATTCTTTGGGGCATTCCGTGACCGAGTCATGGAGCAAATCAACAAGTTCAAGTGGATACCGAAACATACAGCCAGCGCAGCAGTACACGCAGCCCTACAACCTGCCATCCGGTTCACCAAAGAAGAATGCCTAGACCTACCTGACCTTGTATACGTAGAACGTGAAGCACCTCTCACGGCGCAGCAGACTAAGTACTACAAGCAGATGAAGGCAAAACTCGCAGCGGAAGCAGCGGGAGAAGAAATCAGTGCAGTCAACGCAGCAGCCAAACTAACGAAACTCCTACAAATTTCTGGCGGTGCGGTGTATGCGGACTCAGGCGCAGTCATTGAGTTTGACGTATCGAACAGACTGCAAGTAGTCAAAGAGGTAATTGAAGAAGCGTCACACAAGGTTCTTGTCTTCGTGCCTTTCCGCCATACCATTGACCTGTTGTATAATTATCTTACACAAAACGGGATTCGAACTGAGATTATATGTGGTGATGTACCTGTAAGTAAGCGTACAGATATTTTCAATCGGTTTCAGACACAACCCGAACCAAACGTATTGATAATCCAACCACAGTCGGCAGCACACGGGGTCACCCTTACAGCCGCAAACGTAGTTGTTTGGTATTCACCTGTAACTTCCATCGAGACATACCTGCAAGCAAACGCACGTATCAACCGCAAGGGGCAGAAAAACTCCATGACGGTGGTGCATATCCAAGGAAGTATGGTGGAACGCGACCTGTACAAGATGCTGAGCCGCAAACTGACAACTCACCAAAGCCTCGTGGACCTCTACAAAAATTCGCTAGACACTTGACACAGTAAAATAACTGCTCTACTATTCACACATCGGGCGCAGACCCGAGTTCTGAGACCAACCAAGAGAGGTTATTTATGTCTGATGTAATTAATACTGACGACCTCGTTGCTGCATACGTGGCAATTCGAGACCAGAAGCAAGACATCAAGCGGCAGATGGAACTCCAAGTCAAGGAGTTGGATGAGCAACTGGAGGAAATCTCCAAGGCGCTTCTGGAAATCTGTGAGAGCAATCAAGCAGAAAGCATCCGCACTGCACACGGGACAATTAGCCGCACCGTGAAAACCGACTACTGGACTAGCGACTGGGACTCGATGTATCGCTTCATCAGAGACCATGATGCTTTCAATCTGCTGCACAAGCGGATTAACCAAACGTCGATGAAACAATTTCTGGAGGAGAATCCCGACATCCATCCAGAAGGACTCAATGTCAATCGGGAATATGAAGTCCGTGTAACTCGCGCACGTAACTCTTAAGAGGTAACCAAAATGTCAAACGTAACCCTGTTCAAGAAGTCGGCTATTCCGGAACACCTGCGCAACATCGGTGTTAACGACCTCACCAAGGCGCTTGCCCCCAGTATCAACAATAGCCCCTTGAAGCGTATCTCCATCCGTGGTCGTGTGTTCCGTCTGGTTGTCAATGGCGAAGAGATGACCAAGAACGAGAGCAACAGCATGGAAGTTGTTATCGTCAATGCCTCCAAGGATATTTCACGGAGTTTCTATGCAGGGGCCTACGACCCGAAAGCCGAAACTACCTCGCCGGATTGCTGGTCGCCGGATGGTGTTAAGCCCGACGCTAGCGTCCTCAAGCCGCAGCACAGCAACTGCAAAGACTGCCCGAAGAACATCAAGGGTTCTGGTGCAGGTGGCTCTCGTGCTTGCCGGTATGCTCGTCGTCTGGCGCTGGCACTCCCTAATGATTTGGGAAATGTCTACCAACTTGTCTTGTCCGCAACCTCCATCTTTGGCACGGGCGACCAAGAACACATGCCGTTTAATCAGTACCTGACATACGTTGTCTCGCAAGGGTTCAGTATCAACGCCCTCGTTACCGAGATGAAGTTTGACAGCAACAGCGACACGCCCAAGCTCGTGTTCAGCCCTGTTCGTTTCTTGGACGAGGATGATTACGCTCAGGCTTGCAGCCTTGGTGATACCCAAGAATGTCAGATGGCTATTTCGGCACCGAAGATTCAGCCCAAGACACAAGCCCTTCCGGCACCGACAAAGGCTGCTGAACCGGATATAACGGAAGATGACGAGGAAGAAGATATTCCTCCGCCGAAGGCTAGAAAGGCGGCTCCCGCTCAACCGGCTATTGAGGCCAAGCCGGAACTCAAGGCTATCCTTAGCAAGTTTGCTTCCAGCAAGTCGCGGGACGTAGACGATGAGTGACACGGACTACCGAGGCTACAGTCAACGGGTTATCGAAGCAAACCAACTCGCTGATTCCAATAGTCTCGGTGTTCGTCTCGGTGCTTTTTGTATCTCCCGGGATATTCCAGTTTTAGATATAGCCGAATACTTTCAAGTATCTAAGGTAACCGTCTACAACTGGTTCACGGGTAAGGTAGAACCACGAAAAGCCCAAGAAGAACGCATCCGAGATGTATTGGAAAAAGCGGGGGTGATGGACTAAAAGAGGCCGCTATGGCTATGCGCGAAT